AAATATACATTGCAGAAAACAATAAACCGAAGCTATGAAAGATTTGCCGCAACCACGACCCCAAACACACATACTGAAGTTACGATTAAACATGCCCCTTAGAGTTATCTCTTGAAATGGGGCTAGTTTTATACCAGTTAATAAATAAGTAGTGAAAAATAAATTATTTCTTAAGAATTGAGCAAGAGTGCTGCGAGCTTCTTTTTCTTCAAGGAAGCCTTCTATCTTAGCTAATCTAGCATTGACATCTTCGACTTCTCTTTCGTATTTTTCAGGACTTGACCACATTATAGTAACTTAAGATCGTAAGCTAACTGCAAGTCTAAGTCTTTATAATCATACCCGCAGAAAAAAAGTTTTCTAGTTAATCGTGTTGCTTCTGTTCTTCCTTTAGCAAATAAAAATTGTACGTTGTCATGATTTTGTATAATATCTCTGACATTCCTCATTACATATTCAGGGGTCACTTGGACTTTCTTGGTAATGTATTTTAGGTAGTTGAACTTCATCATATTATCTAAAGAGTTTTCTACAACTACAACAACATAGGCGTTTTGCTCTTTTGCTCTTTCTAGCTCTCTGGAAAATCTATCACAGCCCCCGGTAAATGTACCTATGAAATCTTTAGTCTCTTTCCTTTCTACGTAGCACTTGTTTCCTTCTTTATCGAGCCAGTAGTCTGCAAATTTTAAACCTTCTCTCCTAGTTCCATAATTGATATTCAAAGGTTTTTGTTCTCTCGTGTCAACTACAATTTCATAACCCTCTTCTATATTTTCTTTTATCTCGTCTTTAGGCAGCTTATCAAATCTTTTAAGTAACCCAAGGTCCCAACAGAGATCATAATAATTACCAAAAAGTTTTTGATAGTAAAATATAGGCGGCATCATTGAAGAACGCAACTCTACTTGAGTGGGGGAATATTTAATTTTTCTTCTCTCCATTCTATCTTTAATGACTTGTACGCAAAACTTTCTAGCATCCTCTTCAGAAGCAGACTCTAAATACTTTTTCATATTAGGTCTAGAATTAAAATAGTTAGCAAAATAATGAGCTTTATTTTTAAATTTAATTAAGTCTCCAGTAAGTAAGTCTCTTCTTGGGTAATACTTTTGATAGTATTCAGCCATACGCATTTTATGTTTACGAAGATGCATATGAAGCTTCTTTTCAGTATCGAACTTTTCTCCATCTATCTTGCAGACGTACTCCATCTTTATGCATTCACTGAGCGGTTTATCCATTTATTGCTTCCTCCTCTGACAGGCCAAATATTCTAGCCTTTACATCATCAATGGTTGTAAGATTATCAACCTCATCTTTAACAGCTTTCTTTCTAAGCTCCGCCATCTTTATGAGCTCCTTACGGCTTTGTTCTTCCTTCCAAGTTTCGACTAAGTTTAGTATGCTGGCATTTTCTTGAACCTGTTTGCTTAGTCTGTCGCTTCTTTTTTGTTTTAAATCACTTAATAGTTTATGCTGTCTGTTTACGCAAGAGTTATATTCATTTTGAGCTGTGCTTATAGCCTCTACCAAACTCATAGAGATTCTTCTGCCCTCATTGTCATTAGCTGTATCATCAAGCAGTCTCTGAAGCCGACCAACTCTTCTCTGGATATTAGACGCTATAACCACCTCTCCAGATAAGACTATGTATTGATCAACTTCTTCTTGTGTTAAATCTGCCTTATCATGTGTGTATCTAACAAAAGAAGATTCAAACAAATCTCTTTCTGTCTCATGTTCGTAGTTACTTATCTGATGAACAAACCTAAAAGTATGAAGATAACCCATTAACTTTTCTAAATTCTTTTTCTGTCTTGGGGTTATTTTATCTTTATCTATTCCACTGTCATGGATAAACTTATTAACTCTACTCAGCACCCTGTCCGGATGTTTGGGTGGCTTGTATTCAAACTGCCCCTGATCTTCTTCTGGCGTTTCAAAGTCTTGGCCTTCTAAGCTTTTGCAATAGTCTGTGACCATTCTAGTCTCGGCGCTTAAACTTGTTAAGGTCTCGTCTCCAAAAATTATACGAGACATCTCAACATATTTCATCGTGCCTCTATGATTCCCAATAAACTCTTTCTGCTCTTCGGATAATTCTGGCTTTTCTACTTTTTGATATTCACTTGCTGGTATTGCATTAAAATCTATTTCGCTAAGATAAGCTTTTACAGCTCTACCTTCCTTACTTCTGCCATCCTTACCTTTGAAGCCTGCTACATCTTGTATTAAATGCATTAATGATATATCTACATCTTCTCCAGCCAGAAAGCTATCTCTTACAGAGGTCAACGCAAATTTTTGTTCATTTGTTAATGTTAGATCGTTCATACTCTTATTTTTAAAAAGTCTGTTAAAGGTATATCTTCTTTTTGTAAGTTTAAAAAAGTATCTCTCTTAATTAACATAGATTTTTTAATATCCCAACTGTCAGGATGACAAACGTAATCTATAGTCAGAAGCTCTCTATCTTTGCTAACGCATTTCTGGCCTTTGTGAAAACCAGTGGTCATGGCAAATACAACGTCTCCCTTTTTGGCCGTCAAATGTTTTATTTTGTCCTTGCCGTAAAAATTTTCTATTTCATTGTCTTGCCATCTATATTTTTCTAGTAAGTTGTTAGGTTTGTTATCTACGCTACCCTCAACGTAGGTAAAAGGTCCATCTTGCATATTGTTCACGTCTTTTAGATAAACAAAAGCTTTAAAAAAATAAGGCGAGTTAGGATCGACATGGTACAAAGTTGTTCCGTCCGCATTAAGATTGTTAACAAAACTCTTTCTAAGATTTAAAGTACCAATAGCAGGAGTACACTCGAAAAAAGATTTAGCAACCCCAACCAAAGTCTTATCAAAAATTATATCCGATATTTCAGGAACATTATAAAGCGGCTCAGGTACAGACAAAAATAATTGATTATTTCTAGCTTCAGACTGGTTAAGTATATTACAACCCTGCTCGCCAACTTGCCTGCCTAGCTCAGAATCAAATTCTATTTTTCCTCCGTCTAATATATTATTAAGTCTTTCACTAATCGTATCAATTAAATCTATTTTATTATTTAAGGCTCCTTCTAACTTTAGCCAACCTTTCTCCCTTAGTTCTGTTGCCTCTCGTTTTTTGTCAGTTATGCTTTTGTGAGTAGTGGGATATCTTAAAGATCTGCTAATAATACTATCCATAACCCTTTCCGCGTCTTGCGGCGAAAAGTTTTCTATATAGCCTTCGCTACTTATCTTGATAGTATTTTTTAATTCAGGAATATTAATCATATCCAATCTAAATCATTCTTTTCTAAGATTTTTCTAGCTTTAGTTAAAATAGACTTTTGTATGTTCTTTATTTGTTTGTAACCGGGAGTTCTATTTTTCTCTGTGGTTTTGAAATTAAGAGTTTCTGCTATCTCTGACTCCGTTTTATTCATCATATAGAATCCTTCGTACACTATCCATTCATTAGGCTTTAGAATCTCTTTAAGTTTTTTGTTTAATTTAAATATACCAAGTTCTATATCTGCTGGCGAAACCTCTACTTCATTAACTTGCTCTCTATGTTTTTCTAAAGGTAAAGCCATTTTGACATCATAAGCAGATTTTTTCTTAAGTAGCCAAGACTTAAAAAGAGGGCATCTGTCATCTTGGTTTCCATATATAGAACAAGCAGAGTCTGGTTCGGCAGCGGCACATTTCAAACAAGGCTTGCAGTAATTACTGTAATTATTTCTAATTAAGTTTTTGAGTTGGTTGGAAATTATTCTATTTAACCAAGGAGCCAGAGGTTTAGAATTATCATATAAATGCCACTTTTTATAAATATGTATTTTTAGAATTTGAGATATATCATCAAAATCCATCCATGCAATAGAGGTTAGAGTCCACTTATTTCTTCTTTTAGAAATCTCTTGGTCAATAACATCTATGCAGTCCTCAAATTTTTTTTCTTGAGCCTTCTTTTTGGGCATTTGGTTTAGGTATCTTCTTCACCTGAGTCTCGCGCAGGTTTAACTAAGCTACCCAAAGTCTGAGAATCTCTCCTTGGAAAATACGACGCTTGCATATCTAGTTCAAGAGGAGGTATATCCCTACTAATTGATATTTCCTCTTCTTCAACTTCAATTTCTGCCGCAACCTCTTTTATAGGGGCTGCTGGCTTTTGACCTGTAGATAAATTAATTCCACAAGATGTACAAAATTTTGGCTTCTGCAGCAAAGAGGACTTAGCCTCCATCACCCAAGGGTTAGATTGACCGCAGCTCTGACAATAAGTAACTTTTTTTAACTTAGACATATCTTTTATAACTAAGCAAATAGTTATTACAACTAGATACCTTTTAAACAAAAAATGTTATGTCTAATTACACTTTCACAAATAACGATGGGATAAAGTATAAGGTTCTGAGAAAAAGACCTCATTATAGTTATAATGCAGATGGTTTATGTGATCCGCCTGATTACAAAGGACCAAAAATTCAAATATCTACAGATTTACCCCCAAAAAGAGAGATGGCCGTAATGATGGAGGAAGTCTTTCACGCTTTCTTCTGGGATGTACCTGAGACAAAAGTGAGAAGATTCTGCAGCACTTTAACCAACATCTTACATAAAGATGGTTGGAGACAGACTGTAATCAACAAAGAAGACTAGCTCACTGTTGTCACATCTTTGAATTTAGTTACTAAGAATTTGACAAGCTCTGATCTTACAACGTCAGACTCATCAAACTCAAAAGTATTTATGCCAAAGTCTTTACTTTCTTTGTCTGTGAATAAGTTTTGTATTTTTTCAAAACCTCCTCTAGCTCCGTTCTTCAAGTCAGTCTGAGCAGGGTCAGCTAACACAAAACATTTAGAGCTCATACCTAATCTAGTCAATACAGTAACTATTTCTTTTACCGTGCTGTTTTGGCATTCGTCAAATATTAAGCATTTAGAATTCCAACTCATACCTCTGCAAAAATTTACTGGGTAAGTTGATACTCTTTCATCTTTTTGTAGTTTTTTTATGACATTAGGACACACTAATTCTTCTAACTTATGAAGAAACGGAAGATTGTAGAAATGCAACTTTTGATCTGCGTCTCCCGGCAAGAAACCCATCCTAGAATCAGAACTTTCTACAGCAGACCTTACATAAACTATTTCTGAGACTTTTCCCTCATTTAATAAATGTAAAGCGCAATAAACGCTAAGTAAAGTCTTAGAGCATCCAGCTGGACCTTTTGCAAAAAGTATTTTTGATTCTTTATTTAGAGCTATCTTAATGAACTCTTTTTGTTTTTCGGTCCAATCAAAGTTTTCTATATGAAACTTTTCTCGAGCTCTGATGGGCTCTCTCTGGAGAGCTCTACCCTTAGGATTACCCAATTCTTCTAGAGAATCGGCCAACTGGTCAACTCTTATTTTTGGCATTTTAATTTTAAGCTTCTTCATCCATAGGTTTGATTTTCTTTTCTAATCTCAAACCTTTAATATCCTCATTAGCAATATCTACTTTTGTTTTAGTATCGTTAAAGTAAAATGTAGTACTTCTTAAGCCTACTCTTACTATTCGACAAACTCTTCCGCCCATGATGTAAACATCGTCGGACTTTATACCGCCAAAGAGAGACATGGAAACTGCAGCTGCGAAGCTAGTAATGGTCTCTTTG